AACTCCTCGAACGACTCGCGCTCGCGCAGCATCTCCATGCGCGCCTTGTCAGCCTTCTCGGCTTCCTTGATCCAGTCGGCGAGCGGGTCTTTCCCGTTGCCCTTCGGCATCGCGTTGTTGATGAGCCGCTGGATCTCGACCTCGGACTTGCCGGCCGCCTCGCCAGCCTTCCGGATCTCGGCGGCCGTCTTGGCGGCCTTCTCGGCGGTGCTGGCGTACTGGTTGGCCAACTTCTCCCATGCCTTCGCGGCCGACTCGGCGCGCGCCGCATCCATGCTCGCCGACGCCTGCGACGACTGGTTCTCGCTCTCGCGGAACATGCGCCGGCTCTGCTCCCGAAGCGCCTCCATCTGCTGCCGCGCCTGCGCGAGATAGGCATTGCGCGAGTCCTGGTCCATGCCGGCGAACGCGCCGGTCCCGGTCTCGGCCTGCTGCATGTTCGACTGCAGCCGCCCAACGCGCTCGCTGACCGACTCGCTGCGCGTGAGCTTGTCCAGCTTGTCGGCAGCCCAGTTCAGCAGGTTGACGAGCTCGAGCACCGGGCCGCCCGTTCCATCCTCGATCCGCTTGAAGAGCCGCCCGACCGAGTTGCCCATCTTCGTCATCGCCGAGTCGAACGTCGGCACCACGGCGTTGAACTCGCGGTCGATCGTGCCGGCGGCGTTGCTCATCGCGCCGACGATCTTCTCGGCGGTGAGCTCGCCGGCCTTGCCCATCTCGCGCAGCTGGCCGATCGAGACGCCGAGACCCTCTGCGATCGCGCGCGCCAGGCGCGGCGTCTGCTCCATCACCGAGTTCAGTTCCTCACCGCGCAGCGCGCCGGCCGCCAGGCCCTGCCGGAACTGCAGCAACGCCGCATTCGCCTGCTCGGCCGACGCTCCGGAGAGCGTGATCGCCTTCGAGACGGTCTCGAAGAAGCGCAGCTGCTGATCCTGCGTGCCGATCGAACTTCCGGCCGAGGCGCTGATCTGCGCGTAGGTGGTCGCGAGGTTCGCGTAGCTCTGACGCGTCGACTGCGCGATGTCGAACAGTCTGCGCTGCGCCTCGGCGAACTCGAGCGTGGTCGCGGTGGCGTTCTTCAGCTGTGTGTCGACACGCGCGAACGTGTCGGCGGCGTTGATGAACGCCTTGGCGAACAGGCCCGCCGACAGCCCGGCCCCGAGCCCGGCCAAGCCGGTCTTGAGCACGCCGACGGTCGAGCTCAGGCCGGCGATCGAGCCGGACGTCTTGCCGACCATGTCCTCGACGCGCTTCAAGCCCGTCTCGAGCCCCGCCAACTTGGCGTTGACGTCGATGGTGAGAGCTGCGAACGACATCAGTCCTTCCCTTGTTTCTCGCGGATGTGGGCCATCAGCCGCACGACGGTCTCGACGTCATCGACGCCGAGCAGTTCGCACACCAGTGGAACGCCGGCCCAATCCAGGCCGCCAAGCAGGTTCCATGCCTCGATCGCGATCGACGCGTCAGCGGAGAGCGCAGGACAATCCTCGCCATCCTTGTCGTCCTGCCAGACAAGGAGCTGGGTCAGTTTCCCTGCGCGCTCTCCATGCGCTTGCGGTTCTCGTCGACCATGCGCATGACGGCTTCTGCGAGCGGCTGCCAGACGTCCGGACGGTCCTCGGCCCACAGGCGATAGGTCTCTGCGTCGAACGGCGCCTGGTCGCTGGCGCCGCTCGGAACGAGGTCGGCTTCGGTGATCCCTCGCCAGTCCACGACGCATTCGGCGACGATCGTGAACGTAACCTCCAGCGCCGCAGCGTTGCGCCAGCGGGTGATCTGCATCTCCGTTGGCCGGCGCACCAGAAACCCGAACCGGCCGACGTCCACCCACTGCTCGCGCGCGGCGAGCATGCGCTTGCGAAGCACCGCGTCCATCGGTTACGACGCGTAGTTGACGTAGCGCGGCGACTTCACGGTGATCGTGAAGCTGCCGGTGATCGGCGAGTTCACCGACACCGATTCCCCGATCGTCGACGGCTTGCCGGACCACAGGCGAACTCGTCCGCCCTTGGTCGTCGCGCGCCACGCCACGGTCGTGCTGGCGTAGGCGGCCGTCTCGACCGCCGCCTGCGCGGTCTCCGGCGGATCGGCGAACAGGTTCACGGTGATCTGTGGCAGCGACAGGATGCCGTTCTCGACCCGGCGCGTGCTGTCGATGAGCGTCGTCATCTCGATTTCCTCGGCCGAGCCGGCGCCGTAATCGACGCCGGTTGCCGCGGCGACCGTCGTCCACGCAGACACCTTCGAGACCGACCCCGCAGAGAACGTGCCGAAGTTCGTCGCGTCGATGCCATCGAGCGAGAACGTGTCGGCCGTGATCTGCGTCACCCGGCACACCAGGTTGTCGATCTCGACCATGCCCTCGACGCCGGTCAGGATCACGATGTCGCCCGTCGCCAGGCCGTGCGCCGTCGCCGTGAGCACCGGCGGGCTTGCCTTCGTCACATCGGTGACGGTCTTGCTCGCTGCCAGCGTGCTCTGCACTTCCAGCCGGTACTCGCGGCCAACTTCATTTGCCATTTCGGCCTCCAGAAATGAAAAAACCCGCCGAAGCGGGTCGTTCAGAATCCGCGCGAGCGCGGCGGGTTAGAAACTCAGCTCCACCAGTCGAACTCCACGGTCACGCCGTAGAGCCCCATCTCCGCGTCGAAGGTGGCGAAGCGCCCCTCCGGCGGCACGTTCACGGCCAGCATCGCGGCCTCGATTGCATCGCCGACCGATTCCACGTCGACCTGCACCGCCCCCCATGCCTGCACGGCGATGCGCGCGCGCTTCATGGCCGTGGCCGGCGCCAGCGTGTTCAGGTACTCGGTCTCGACCCGCGCGAACGCCACGGCGGGCAGGTCCGCCCCTTGCGCGATCGCATTCGGGTAGATGCGCGTCGAGACCAGCGCGGCCAGCCCGGCAGCGCCCGAGAGCGCGTCGTACACGTCCGATTCGATGCTCATTTGCGCTTGTTCGCCTTCGCGATCTCGGGCAGCACCGACCGCTCGAACGCCTGCACGGCCTGCTGCGATTTCGCCTGCAGCGCCGGGCCGAGGAACGGATACTGGTAGCGCGTGGCGGTGCTCGCGGCGCGCGCGGTGCGCTTCTTGCGGTTCGACCCCTTGAGTGCCCGGCCGGGCCCGCGCGGAATCCAGCCCTCCTCGAGGAACCGGAAGTAGAACGGGTCGTTCCGCGCGTCTTTCTGCCTGCGCGCCTTCGATGCCTTCACCGTCACGTAGACGCCGACCATGTTCTTGCGACGCGCGAGCTTGGAGGCCCGCACCACGATCGACCGACGCACGGTGCCAGGCGTGCGCTTCGGCGTCGGCGTCTGCAACACGGGAGCCTTCGCCTTCGCGTCCGTCTGGATCACCCGAGCGGCCGCCCGCAGCGCGTTCCTGAGCACCTTGAACCGCATCTTGCGGTCGAGGTCGCGCAGCGCGGCCTTGAGGTCGTCGACCCCGGTCATCCTGATGAACTCACCGGCCATCACGAATCCCATGCACGCAATAGAGCTCGGTGACCTCGCGCGCCCCCGCCACATCGACCGGCGGCGCCACGATCTCGTAGTTCTCCGACCGCCAGACGACCCGATCCTCTTCGGTCAGGTCGGATCGGTAGAGGATGCGGAACATCACGTCGGCCCTCGCCTGCATCTGGCCGGCGGCGAAAAACTCGCGGCCGCGCGTCGGATGCGCCTCGGCCCAAACGGTCGCGAACGTCGCCCACGTGTCGACTTCCTCGCCGATCGCGTTGCGCGTCACCGTCTTGCGCTCGATCGTGATGCGCTGATTGCGCCGGCCGGCATCCTGCATCACACCCCCCACGTCCGCAGCCGATCGAGCAGCGCCCGGCCGACGGCCGTCACCTCGAGCGGCTTGTCGCTGTCGAGCTCGCGATGCCGGTACCAGGCCGCGACCGACGCCATGACGAACGTCCACAGGTCATCGGGGATCGCGTCCGAGTCGAACCCGGCCGTGTACGTGACGACGACCGCGTTTGCCTGCACGCGCGTCGACGGCCAATCCGTGTCCACCGCCGGCGTCAGCCAGCACGGCGTCTGCTTGTCGTCCAGGTAGTAGTCGGCGCTCGGCATCGTCTGCGTGGCACCGTCCGGATCGACGTAGGTGACGGACACGATCTCGGGTTTCGCCCGGAGGTTCGCCATCGTGCGGTCGAGCCGGATGCCGTCGGCCGGGAACTCGTCGAGCACGAGCTCCAGCGTCTGTCGCAGCAGCGCCCGGTCGGTCTCGTGCTCGGCCTGGCGCCTGGCGCTCGCGATGAGCTTGGTCAGGATCGAGTCCTCGACCGAGCTGTCGATCCGGCACCAGGTGCGAGCTTCGGATGCGGTCGTGACCTCGAACGCCGGCTCGACGATGGTGGTTGCGAATGCCATGTGCCCTGTCCTCTATCCGTACCTGCGCGGCCGCGCGCCGATCTGGCGGGCCGCGGGCCTGCTGACCGACTGGCGCGACGCACCGCGCCACCCGAACACCCGGGCGCCGTGCTCGGCCGTGCCGACCGTCAGCAGCCCACTCGCCAGCGCCCCCGCCACCGCCGCCGCATCCAGCCTGATCTGCGTCAGCAGCACGCCGCTCGCCATCGCCGACGCGAACGCCGACGCCTGCATCGTCACCGAGACGTCGAGAGAGCCGGTCGCCTGCACGACGCTTGCCGCGGCACCGGCGAGCCGGATGCTGGTCGTCAGCCCGCCCGCTGCGATCGCGATCGCCTGAGCGTCGGCAGCCAGGGACGCCGGCGAGCCTGGCGCGGTGAGATCTCCCGTCGCCTGCACGCCGGCCAGCGCGGCCCCTGCCAGCCGGATCGCCGTCGACAGGTCACCCGCTGCCAGCGCCGCGCCGATCGCGCCGCCGGCGAGCTGCGCAGCCCCCGAGATGTCGCCGGACGCGAGCGCACTGCCGATCGCGGCACCCGCAAGCCGAATCTCGGTGCTGAGCGCCCCCTGCGCGGCGGCGGCGACCGCTGCGGCGCCGTCGAGGCTGATCCCGGTCGTCAGCACGCCTTGCGCGATCGCGCCGGCCAGCGCCGCGCCGTCGAGCCGGATGATCGTCGTCAGCGACCCCGACGCGATCGCCGACGCCAGCGCGTTGCCAGCGAGCGCCGCAGCGCCTGCCCCTGTCGTCAAGTCACCGCTCGCCTGCGCGCCGGCCTGAGCGGCGGCAGCGAGCTGGATCGCCGTCGTCAGCCCCGCAGCCGCCACCGCAGCGGCCAGCGCATCGCCCTGCAGGCGGATCTGCGCCGTCAGCGCGCCGCCGGCCAGCGTGACCGACGCCGCGGCGCCCGCCAGGCTGATGCCGGTGCTGAGGCTGCCGGCGGCCGTCGTCGCGGACACCGCCGCGGCGAGCAGCTTGATCTGCGTCGTGAGCGCGCCAGTCGCGCTCGCCGAGGCCATCGCCGCGGCTTCGATCTCGTTCGGCAGGCTCCCGCCCCCGCCGATGACGTTGCCGATCGTGAGGTCAGCGGACGCTGTTGCGCCGGCCGTCGCGCCACCGGCGAGCACGGCGGGGCTGCCCGCCAGCGTGCCGCTCGCGGTCGCGCCTGCGGTTGCCGCGCCTTCGAGGGCTGCGCCGCTCGCTGCTGCCGCCTTCAGCGGGATCGCAAACGCCCCCCACGGCGCGCTGTACGTCGTCGACCAGTTGACCGTCGTGCTGGTGCCGCTCGCAGTCTTGTCGCCGACCGAAGCGAGCTCGTAACCGGCGGCGATTTCCGCCCAGCTCTGCCGCACCGTCTGCGAGTCGCTGAACCCGGCCAGATTGGTGCCGATGAAGATCGCGCCGACGACCGTATCACCAGATACCGTCGTGCAGGTCGCCGACATGGGATGCGAGTTGTTGTTGAACCCGGTCCCTACCGTGCCGCGCGGCGTCGTCTGATCGACCCCGGTGTACAGGACTCCGATGACGCCCGTCTCGTCCTGATTCGTGCCGTAATCGACGTACAGCGTGTTAGCGCCTGCCGCTGGCGCGACCAGTTCGTAGAGCGTCGCTTTCCAGTACGTGCCGAATGTCAGCGTCGTGCCGACCTTGGTCATGGCTGTGCCGCCGCTGCCGCCCAACTTGCACGACACAGGATCGACCGGCGAACCAGCACCGCTGACGACCAACGCGAGCAGGTACGTGTTCGACCCACTCACCGTCATCGACGCACTTGTCAGCGTCGCGACGTTCCCCGCGCTCTTGGTCGCTACGCCTGTCTGGTACGCAACGGCCACGACTTACCCCGCCGCGACAAGCGTCGCCTTGTTCGACGCGTCCGCCCACGAGAACGACCGCCCCGTCCCGGCGTCGCACGTCAGGTCATCGACGCCGAGCCAGCCGCGCTTGTGGTACCAGACAGCCGACGCGCCGGCCGAGGTCTTGATCGCGCCCCCATCCGTCGCCTCGGTGAGCATGTCCGTCTCGCCAAGATCGGCCGCGAAAATCTTCATCCACGCGAGGTCGCCGCTCATGCGCTCGTGCTGGAAACCCGCGTACCACGGGCTATCGCCGAAGGTGAGTGCGGGGCTCGGCGGATTCGTCTCGCCCCAGCCACTCGCCGCGCTGCCCGAAATCACGTCGCCGCTCGCAACGCTCGGCAGCGACGTGTAGAAGCGTGCCGTCTTGCTTCCGTCGCCATTCACCGTGATCCGCAGCGCCTGCGTGTACCAGGTGTCGTGCACGACGGTCTTTTTCGTGCCCGCAAGCGTGTCGGTCCAGTCCGCGCCCGACGCCATGCCGGCGACTTCCCACCAGTGCGTCGTGCCGCTGTTGTTGCCGTTCTGCGGGTACGGATGCGGCCCGTAGTACGTGTTGCTGCTTCCACTGTCCCAGAGGAAAGACCCGTTGTTCGACCACCAGAAGGTGCAGTAGTACCCGGTCTGCTGGCGCGTCTTCAGCCGCCAGATGTAGGTCACGCCGAGCCTCGAGGCACCGCTGCCCGGCCCCCAGAGCGGCAACCCGTTGCTGTGCGGGTTCAGGAACTGCAGCGCGACGAACGGAGCCGACTGATCCGACCCGCTCACGTTGCTCGGGAACCGCAACGCGTAGTACGGCACCTGCGCCGGCGCGATGTTGATGTTCAGCCGGCAGCCCTGCCCGACCACGAGCGGCGCGGCGAGGCTGAAGTGTCCGCTGCCGGGACCGATCGGCCCTTCCATCGTGCGCGTGCCGGCCGAGTTGCGGATCTTGCACGTCCACGTCGCGGCGCTCGCGGTGCCCGCGACGATCGCGAGTCCGGTCGGCACCACGTCCTTGCTGAGCGACCCGTCGGCGCCCACGACCAGCGGCCCGGCGAAGTCGCCGCTGTACATCAGCGTCGCACCGTCGCGCAGCTCGACGGTCAGCGTGCCGGAGCCCAGCGAGTCAGAGACTGCCTGCGCTTTTCCCTGCGGCGTGCTCGCGGCGCGGTAGGCCGCAAGCGTGGTCGCGTCGAACTGGATCATCCATCGCTCACTGCGGCGGCGGTTTCAGCACCGCAGCCTGGCCGCCAATGAAGCCCGGGATGTAGATGCGCTCGCCCTCTGGCGGGCACGTCAAGCCGGCGAGCGGGAACGGCTTCAGTCCAGTCAGCGCACCGACCCACGTTGCCTGCATGCTGTTCGCATAGCAAAGGTGTCCGAGCGCGTAGTAGAGCGCGATGTTGTAGCTGTTCTCGAGCACGTTGACGCGCGTCTTGAGCGTGGCGACCTCGGCCTTGAGCGCGTTGATCTCGCCGACCACCGTCGGCGTCTGCGCGGCGGCCGGCAGCGCCACCAGCGCAGCAGCGAGCATGAGCGCGCGCATGTCGATCATCCGAGCTGCGACGTGTCGCCGATCGCCGCACGCAGCGCCGCATCGGCTGCCGCATTGTCCGCATCGGCCTGCGCGTTCGCGGCCAGCGCCTGCGCCAACCCGCTGAGTTGCTCCGTGTGCGTGGCGAGCGCGCTGATCACTGACTGCTGCGACGACTGCAGGCCGGCGAGCGCTTCCTTGATCGCCGAGACATCCTGCGTCGCCTGCGCGAGCTGCGCCGCCTGCGCGTCCGTCATCCCGGTCGCCTGCTGCTGCTGGGCCTGCGCCATCTGGGTGACGAGGTTCGTGAGGTTCGTGATCGCTTCGACGAGGGTCATGACTCTCTCCCTTCAAGCTGCGCAATCCTGCGCAGCGCATCGCGGAACAACGCTGCCCCGTCCTCGAGCAGGCCGAGCAACATTTCTCGATCCAGTGCGTAGGCGGCGATAAGAGCCTTCCGCGACGGCCTGCGATCCCGCGCCTGCCGCGCAATCCCCTCGCAAGCCACGCACTCGGTGCGGCGGGTTCCTGGCTTGTCTCGCCGCAACCGAAACGACGTGGCCCGCTTCAACAGCCCGCACTTGATGCAGCGCTTGCGAGCGGCCGCCATTGCTCACTGGAACGTGACGGTGAGCGCGCCGACGGCGAACGAAGGCGCCGCGTCGCCGCTCGACACGTTCTTCGACGCCGTCAACGACTGGCACACCCACATGTTCCCGGCCGTCGATGCATCGAGCAACGCAAAGTGCGTGATCGTTCCCCAGTTCCCCGTCGGCGCGGGGAACGTGATCGCCGCGTTGTTCGAGGTCTGGCCGCCGGTGCCGCTCGACGCCGTGGTGCTGCCCGCGCTCTGCGTGCCAGCCCAGTTCGCGAGGCTCGAGGTGACCGCGACGCGCGCGTAACTGCCGCCGGTGACCTCGGTGCCGCCGCCCGCATCGTTGCAGGCCGCCGTGTAGAGCGCCACGTAGAAGGTCGCCGGCGCACCGAGCGACTGGCCGCGGAACACCGCGTCGACGATCTTGTTCTCTGCGTAATCGGTCAGCGCCTGCGCCTGCACGCTCGGCACGAACGACAGGGCGGTGACGAACGCCAGCGCGAGGCCGGCGAGGATGTGGCGGAAGGTCTTCATGTGTGGTGTCCCCTGGAAGTGAAAACAGCCGCCCAGAAGAGCGGCCGTTCTCGGGTTACGGCGTCAGTGCTGCTCGGAAAGCGCGTAGGCCACCGCGTCCGG